GCTGAGACGCTCGCGGGGCTGCATGGAGATCACCTTTTGATCGTAGTGGACGAGGCCTCTGGAGTCCCAGATCCTGTTTATATCCCCCTCGAAGGGGCACTCACCCAGGAGGATAACAAAGTTATCCTGATAGGGAATATGACCAAGAACACTGGGTACTTTTACGACACACACTTTCATACTGAGATTAAAAAACGCTGGTTCAGGCTGCACTGGGACTCCAGAGACTCCACTAATGTAGACAAAGACTTCCCCCGTTACATGGCTGAGAAGTACGGAATCGAAAGCAATATATTCCGCATCCGTGTTGCTGGCGATCCTCCTCTCGCAGATGACACGGTCCTTATTCCCCTCTACGCTGCAATGCAGTGCGTGGGTAAGGAGATGGAAATTGCTGAGGACGAGCCGCTGTTCCTTGGTGTGGACGTAGCTCGCTACGGAGATGACTATTCCATCGTGCTGCCGCGCAGGGGGCTGCAGATTGATCCCTGGGATAAATACAACGGCTTGAATACCATCACACTCGGTGGCTTCATTAACCAGTCTTACCAAGAGCTTGGAGCCGACGGGCTGGCTATAGACGTGATCGGCGTTGGTGCTGGTGTCGCAGATTGGCTGGAAAAGCACAACCTGAAGAACCTGTTCCAAGTCAACGTTTCCACAAGCTCCAGCGATATTACCAAATACGACAGGCTGCGGGATGAACTCTGGTGCAGGGTTAGGGAAAACTGCTTGCTTGGTAAGTACAGCTTTCCTGACGTAAAGCGTCCCACGGACGTAATTTCCCTCGGCCAAGAGCTGGCCAATGAGCTTGCCAGTGTGCGTTACGACTTCAATAGGAACGGGGGAATCAAGGTCGAAAGTAAGAAGGACATGAAGGCTCGAGGCATTCCCAGTCCTAACATTGCCGATGCCCTTTGTCTGACTGAATACTTCAGTGGAGTAGCCACGCGGGTATTCAAGCGTGAACCAAGGCGCAAGGTAGTCAAGGACAACCTGTTCAACTTTCCGCAGTCTGCGAGACGCAGTCTTTATGGCCCCCGCACTAGGCGCTGGGCGACGAGGTAAGTTATGTCAAATAATGACGTTACTTTGTGGGATGATGTTGATCAGTAGTTGAGGCTTGTGGGCTATTTCGTTAATAAACTGGGGGGCTTTAGCCCCCCAATACAGCCTGCGTATACATATAAACTTTAAGGAAAAATTTAATGCAGCCAGCTACAATACACAGAGGCAAGGCACTGAATAAGACAAGTATCCTCGACGTAGTTAATAAAGAGGATTTTGCTGTCAAGCAACAGCACAAAGGCGCGAAAGTAGCCTTACCGAGGAGATAAACTTTGAATTACGCAGACGACAGCAGCATAGAAAAGAAACCGCGTTCAGCCAGTGCAACTGACGACAAGTCCCTTTTAGACAGGCTGTTACAGTGGCTTAGCATTGCTGAAGGTTCTACTTCGGAGTCTAACTGGAGACTTGAGGCAAAGGAATCTTATGACTTCTACGCTGGCAAGCAAGACGATCCTGATATAGTAGAAGAACTTTCTGACTTGAATCGGCCTGTTACTGTCTACAACGAAGTCAAGCCGAAGATAGACATGCTGATTGGCCTTGCTTCGCAGAATAAAAAAGCTCCGCTTGCCTTCCCAGTGGAAAGAAACGACGAGGCTATTGTTGAGCTTATTAACGGAGCGTTTAAGTTCTACCGTAGAGAAGCTAGAGTCCCTCGGAACGAGATTGAGTGTTTTGAACACACTGTGAAAAGCGGAAGGTCTTTGCTGTACTTCTACACTGGTGGCGACAACCCATTTGAGCCGGAGATAAAGACTAAGAGAATTGCTGGTCGTGACTTCTGGCTTGACCCGCGCAGCGTAGAATACGACATGTCTGATGCTCGGTTCCTTTTCATTGACAAGTGGTACACTGAAGGGGAAATTATAGCTTACTTCCCTGACTTGAACCCTGCAGAGATTAAGGGTCTTTCGCAGAGTCATCCAGATGCACCCGCGTTCTGGTCGCAGGAACGGGAGCTTTACAGAGTAACGGAATGCTGGTACAGAGAGTTCGAGTATGCTTACTGGGTACAGAATCCTGTTACTGGCAGTGTTGAAGCTCTTTTACCTGCTGAGTACAAAGCCTTCGTCAAACAGGTGCTGCAAGGAGTAAATCTTCCTGATGGTTCTGTATACCAGTCAGACTCCGTCGAGCATGTTAAGAAAATGCGAGCTACAATAAAATACGCTATTTTCTCAAACACTAAAATCCTGTTCAAAGGAAGAACTCCTTATAAGCACAATTACTTCCCAGGTGTCCTGTTCGGTGCTTACAAGGACGAAGACGAGAACAAGTGGTTCAGCGCTGTTGAAATGATGAAAGATCCTCAACGAAGCCTGAATACCATGAAGAGACAGTTTCAGCACCTGTTGCAGACTTCTCCCAAAGGAATACTGATGCACGAAACGGGAGCTGTAGTTGACATTGAGGAATACGAAGAAAGGTCAGCAGAACCGAACTACCACATGGAGATTTCTCCTGGGAAGTTTGACAAAGTAAAGTTCACTGATCAGCCACAAATAAGCCCCGTCTACGGTCAGCTTGTTGACGAAGACAGACAGGCAATTAAAAATGCTTCTGGTATTCAGGATTCCTTAATGGGAGTGCAGACTTCTTCTCGAGAACCTGGAATAACGGCAAGAATGAGGCAAGAGACTGGGCTTGCTGTTCTATTCCTACTTTTTGACAACTACCGCGAGTCTAGGATGCTGGCTGGAAAAGTAATGCTTTCAATGATGCAGCAGTACTGCACGAAAGAAAGACTTATCCGCATCGAAGGGGAAGAAGGAGCGAAGTTGCTGCAACTTAACTCTCAGTCGAATCCGGATGCAAAAGACTTTAACGACATTTCAGTCGGTAAGTACGATCTTGTTCTGGACGAGACACTGGAAAACCAGACGATGCGAATGGCTATTCTGCAGATGCTTGCTGACTACGGACAGCAGAATCCCAATTCCATTCCTCCTGACCTGATAATGGAATACAGTGATCTTCCGTTCACAGCAAAACAGCGTGTTAAAGAATACAACCAGATGATGATGCAGCGAGAGGATGCTAGGATTCAAGCTCAGCTTGCTGTTGAACAAGAAAAGACCATGCGAGAAGATGCTTTTAAAAGACTGGAACTCGCCGTAACAGAAGGCATTGCCCGCATGGAAGCACAAGTGAAGCTTATTATTGCTGACAAGCAAGCTTCGAAAGTCAAAGAAAGCAAAGAGAAAGGAGAGGAATGATGCCGTTTACTGTTGAAGAGTTAAACAGTTTTCAGGACGAACTTGAGAAGGAGCAGATTGGTGCTGCTAGTGAAAAGACAGCAGAGGAAATAGCTGCTGAGGAAGCTGCGGCAAAAGCTGCTGAAGAAGCGAAGGCTGCTGAGGACGCAAAGAAGGCTGAGGAAGAAGCAGCCAAGGCAAAAGAAAACGAAGGTAAGAAAGAAGAAAAACAGCTCGACGTGATTGACGATCGCCAGAACAGGCGAGAAGTTGAGCGTGAACTTAGGGATAGACTCGACAACGCTGAGAAGGAAAATGCTCGTCTCCAGAAAGTTCTTAAGGACAAGGGTCTCATTGATGAAGAAGATGAGAAGAGTCGTAAGGACGAAGAAGACGCTGCGAAGGAAGCGTACAATCTGCGTGTTGCAAGTCTTGAGACGGTACTGGAAGTTATGCGACTGAATCCCAAGTACGAAGATGTTGACACTGTTGTTTCCCAAGCCAACTTCGACGACATGGTTGAGAGTATCGCGAGCTACCACGCACAGCAAAATCCTGGAACAAAGGTGGCAGATGCTGTGAAACAGATCAGTGACCAGATCTGGGCGCTGCCGAATCCTTACAGGTATATGTACGACCTGATCAAGAAGCATCATCCGAATTACGCTGAGAAAGCAGCTGAGAAGAAAGAGGAGAAAGAGGAGAAGAAAGAAGAAAAGAAAGAAGAGAAAAAAGAAGTTGCTCAGAGTCTACAGGAATTTCCCGGCGGCGAGAAGAATGACCAGACTGGCTGGACGAAAACCAGAATCGACGCTATGGATGAAGACGAGCTTGTCACTGTCCCTAAGGACATTTATGACAAGTATCTTAAAAACGAACTTAAGTAAGGAGTAGAAAATGGCTACAAACCCGAAAACAAGATTTGAGACAAACGATGCCAACACTCGAAAGAAGTGGGCTCGTGAGCTTTACAGTGTCTTGCTTCCGGCAACTGAGTTCAACGATCTTACGGGACGCGACTCAAATGCGATTGTCCAGCTGAAAAACGATCTGGGCAAGGGAGAGGGCGACAAAATTACCTTCGGAATCAGACTTCCTCTGACCGGCGAAGGTATTCAGGGACGTGATACTGTCGAAGGAAACGAAGAGCAGATGCTTTTCAAAGACTTCGATGTTACGCTGGAAGAGCTCAACCACGCCGTGGATACTGGCGGCAAGATGGAAGAGCAGCGTGTTCCCTGGGACCTCATGCAGGAAGGAAAGAACGGTCTGCAGGACTGGTGGGCAGACAAGCTTTCTGACTACATCTTTGCTGTTCTCTGCGGAGACACGAGCTTCGAGATGGTATCAGGAAAAGGCACCTTCGGTACGGCTATAACGGCTTCCGATACTGGTCATATCATTCGAGTGAATGATGCGGCTACGGACTCAGCAG